AGCATCTTTAAATAAAAAAGTCAAAGATGAAACTACTAAAATTAAAGTTAATGAAGTTAAAAATATTATAGGTGAATTAGATAAATCTTCTAGAATACAAGATGATGATTTAATTAATTTACTTCAATATTATGATTTAATTGAAGAATTAAAAGTAGCAAATGTTTAAGTATAAATTAACAGAAAAAAAATATACCCCAGGTGGGTTTAAAGTTGGTGATACTAAAACCCAAAAGGGTAGAAAATCAACAGTAACTGATGTTGATCCTGTAACTGGAACTGTTACTTGGTCTGTAGAAGATGTAGCTGCTTTTGATACTGTATTTAAAAATTTTAATAAACTTAGACAATTATTAAAAAAATTAGAAGCAACTGGAGATGCAAAAGAAGATACTACTATTGATTCAATATCAGATAATGTAAATGATTTATTTAATAAATTTAGAACACATTTAAGAAGAAATTATCCTGATCAATATGAAAAACTTTCATCTATAGGAGAAAATATTAATGAAGGGTGGATGGATGAACTTAGAAATTATGTTGATAAATTTTTTGAAGATCATAGATTAAAAGTTCCTGAAGGTCAAAAACATTTAGTGGTGTATTTATCTGATTTTAAAGAATGGATAAAAGAAAATGGAGTCCCTAATAAATTAGTAAAATTACTCCTTCAAAGAATATCAAATGAAGAAGATAAGGGATTTTTAATAGATATTGAATTTGATCCTTTAGAAGAAGATGAAGGTATAGGATATATGACCCCTGATGCTTTTGGTAAAGTTAAAAAAGATGTTTATACTAGTCAATATGGGTATAAATTAGTACCAAAAAAAATTAAAGGAGCAGGTACAATAGTAAAACAATTATTTGAAAAAGAAACATTAAAAGAATTTAGTGATTTCCAACAAAAACGAATTAATCAATTTGATGAATTAGAAGAGAATTTAAACCAAATTGCTCCACTAATGTCAAATGCTAAATCAGAAACAGTAAAATATTATAATGAAAATCCAGGATCATATGCTATAGTATATTCTACTGATATGATTGAAGATTATATAAGCAATATTATAGAACTATTAAAACAAGAAGAAGAATGAAAACCTTAAACCAACAATATAAATTAATTAAAGAAGATAAAGGCCATAAAGGTGTTTTTCTAAAAGAAGCTAGAAGATTATATCCAAAGTTAGTTAGAAATGGAGCTAATTTTGATGAAGTTTCTACTATTCTAAAACAAAAAGGTGTTATAAATGAAAATCTTGTTGGATTAGGAGCAATTAACAACCCTATTGAAAAAAGAAATAAAGAACCCTATGAAGTAGCATTTGAAAGCTTTTTAAAAGAAGTAGAAGTAAAAGCAGAAGAAAAAAAGGTATCAAAGGAAGTTGAAGAAGATTATTCTAAAATTTATGATCAAAAAAATAAAAAGAATCCTGATAATATGATTTTTGGACAAATTCAAATGGGATACTATTATGAAATGAAGGATCCTAAAAATGTTGATAAAACAGAACAAGAAATAAAAGACATTGTTTATAAAAATTTAGAAAAAGATCCTATCTATTACACTAAAGAAGGACAATTTGGAGTTGATGTAGGATACACAGATGATGCTCCTGCTTTAGGAGAACCTAAAGAACCTAAAGGTAAATATAAAGAAAGTGGATACGGAGATATAAAAGGTAAATCTGATTTTGATTATGTAGTAAAAGAAGAAAAGGAAAATTTAAAAAAACCAATTAATGAACATACTCATGTAATGGCTGGTGGTATTGTAACTGGTGGCGCTTGGAAAGCTCCTACATTAGCAGAATTATTAGGAGAAATAAGTGATGAAGACGTTGAAACCCAAAAAGAATTTAATGCTGAATTAGAAAAAACAGTTGAATTATCTAAAGAAGCAGGACTTGAAGAAGATATGCAAGCACCTTACTATATGAGCGAATTAGCTAATGCTGCAGAAGAAGCATATGAACAAGGGGGTTTAAGCGTTGATGAAGTAGTTGATTTTATACAACAACATTTAGGAGGTAAATACGGAAGATAATATGAAACAAGTACTTATTGAAACACAATTATTTAAACTAAACCCAATCAGTTTAACTGAAGGTAAAGTATCTGAAAGGGGTAATCCTGTAGTTGAAGGTGTTTTAGCTACCGCTGAAATAAAAAATGGCAATGGTAGATATTATTCAAAAGATCTTTGGCAAAGAGAAATTGATAAGTACAATGAATTAGTAAAAGAAAATAGAGCAGTAGGTGAATTAGATCATCCTGAATCTTCAGTTGTAAATTTAAAAAATGTATCTCACAATATAAAAGATATGTGGTGGGATGGAGATAATGTAATGGGTAAAATAGAAATTTTACCTACACCTTCTGGAAATATATTAAAAGCATTAATTGATAGTGGAATTACTTGTGGTGTTTCATCTCGTGGAATGGGTTCATTAGAACAAAATGGTGAAATAATGGAAGTACAAGATGATTTTGAATTGCTATGTTGGGATTTTGTTTCTCAACCTTCTAATCCAGGTTCTTTTATGCAACCTTTAAAAGAAGGTAAAGAAATACTTCAAAACCCATACTTAAAAGCAAATTCTATTATTACAGAAATATTATGTGCCAACGGAAGTTGTCCTATATTTTAATTTTTCTTTCGACTTTAAGGAATCCCCATATACGTATAACCGTAAATATGCCATCACCCTCACCTTATATGGCATTAAAATAAGTAATTATATATTACGTTTCCCAATAAACGTATTTTCCCAACAAAAAATTTAGGAATAATGGCAAAACGAGATATTCTCAAAGAAGCTATTGCTGACGCCAAAGCCGTAAAAGAAGTGGCTATCGCTAATGCAAAAGCAGCTCTTGAAGAAGCTTTTACACCCCAACTTAAATCCATGCTTGCAACAAAAATTGAAGAAATGGAAAAAGAAGAGGAAAAAGTTGAAGAAGAGGAAATTCAAAAAGAAGATTTATCTTCTCCTATAATGCGCCATGGCATGAAAGGTGACACTGACCCCGAGGAACGTGAAACTGAATACATGCGTGATCGTATGGAAGAAGATGAAGATCTAGATGAAGATGTAAATTTAGATGAAATTTTAGCTGAATTGGAAACAGAAATAACAGAAACAGAAATCACAGAAGCAGATGAATCTGAAGCTGAACGTGCTGACGTAGACAAATATGAATACGAAGAAGGCAAAGAAGAAGGTGAAGAAGAAGATGCTGATAAAGCTGATGATGAAGCTGAAGAACTAGATCTAGAAGACATGACAGATGAAGACCTTAAAGTGTTTATCGAAGATGTAATTTCAGATATGGTTGGATCAGGTGAATTAGAAGCTGGTGATAACTTTGAAGAAGAAGATGTTGATGTTGAAGTCGAAGATAATGTAGACGTTGAAGTTGAAGAAGAAGTTGAAATTTCGGAAAGTAAAAAAGGAAATGAAGAAGAACAAAAACGTGCTGAAGGCGCTATCAGAGATGATAGAGATCATATCAAGAAATTGAAAGGTGATATCGAAGACCAAGAGAAAAAATTAGCAAAATTGAAAAAAGATGCTAAAAAAGAATTGGATGAAGCTTATGCCGCTGTTGATACTCTTCGTTCTGAACTAAGTGAAGTTAATTTGCTTAATGCAAAACTACTTTACACAAATAAAATCTTTAAGTCTAAAAACTTAACAGAAAGTCAAAAGGTTAAAGTACTAGGTGCTTTTGATAATGCAACTACAGTAAAAGAATCTAAATTGGTATTCGAGACTTTAAGCGAGGGTCTAAAGTCAAAAAAGAAACCAATTAGAGAATCTTTAGGTAGAGCATCTAAATCATTAGGTACAACTAAATCTAAAAAACCAATTGTTGAAGCAGATCCTATGATATCTAGATTTCAAAAATTGGCTGGTATAAAATAAATTATTAACTAATTTTTAAATAAATTAAAATGTCACAAATTAATTCACTTTTAGAAAGCTCTGCTTCCGGATGGAAAAATATGCAGAGTGATGCTGCTAGGTTGGCTTCTAAATGGCAAAAGACAGGTTTATTAGAAGGTCTTGATAATGAGATCCATACTAATAACATGTCTATGATCTTAGAAAACCAAGCTAAGCAGTTGGTAGTTGAAGCTTCAACTACTAACCAAGGTGGTGCTACATTTACTGCTGGCCAAGGTGCTCAGTGGGCAGGTGTTGCTCTTCCATTGGTAAGGAAAGTATTTGGACAGATTGCAGCTAAAGAATTCTTAAGCGTTCAGCCTATGAATTTGCCTTCTGGACTTGTATTTTTTCTAGATTTCCAATATGGACAAGATAAAGAAATAGATTTTGGTCCTGCTGGAGATGTTTATCAAGCAACAGCTTCTATGTATGGTGGTACTAACCCAGGTGCATCTTCTGATCCAACAGGAGGTCTTTATGGTGCTGGAAGATTTGGTTATTCAGTTAATCAATTCTCAGCCTCAATTGGAATAACAGTAACTACTTCTTCATGGTCAGATGTTGATTATAAAGCTGATTTATCATCTTCGATTTCCAGTGAAGAGTTTACAACTGTTATGGTATCTGGATCTCAATTAACAAGACCAGATTATAAAGGTGCTAGAGCATTTTTACTAGTCTCAGGATCAGATGTTTCAACTTACTGGCAACCTTCAGTAGA